TGTGATACGATTGTTTAGATATGGAATATCAAAGAATTGAATGTTCCAACCAGTAACAATGTCTGGTGATGTTTGTTCCCACATATCAAGAAAACGCATGATAAGATTATTCTCATCACGGCATTTAAGATAAGTTACATCATCTCGATTATTATCATAGTCGCCACAACCAAACACATAGAAGTGTCCTGCTATCTTAAACGTGATTGCAGTAATTGGCTCACTCGCAGATGCAGGTTCAGGAAAGCCATTTTCAGAACCAACCTCAATGTCAATATTTGCAATTTTAATTTGTGATGGATCATAATCTACTTTACCTGGAAATGCTTCATTGATATAAACATAGGGAAAGTTTGTTGAACCAAAGATTTTAAAATTGTCAACGTCTTCATAACGTTTCATAAATTCTGTGGCGTCACGCATCGTTCCCTGTGATACGGGAGAAACTTGTTGACCATCTAGGGTTTTATATTCCCCACCCTTTGCACCAGCTGGCAAATACAATACTGGATTGTAATCTACCTTATCGCTGAATCTCTTGCCGTTGTTGTATCCACGAACAAGAATGTTGTTACCTAGTTTAGAAAAGTGTGTGTAAAATTTCATTAAGTTATAATTTTAGATTGTGGTGGTACCAGGATGCCTGAACCATAAATCTCATTATACTTGTTTTTGATTTCAATTGCAACTGAAACACTATATAAAACGTGGATAGGATTGATGTCTACCACCTTTTGATCAGAAAACAAAAGCATAGGTTGCATTTGAAGGGAATGTTTTCCCGACTGATTTAGTGCAATGCCGAGGACACATGGATTCTCCATGCGATATTTTTGCGGTGTTTCCTCTACAAGATCACCAACAATTTCTTCACTAGTAGTTAATTTCAATATTCTCAAATTTGCCATGTTATATCCTATAATAAAAAATGGGTGCCTTTGCGGCACCCATGCTGTTATTTAAACCGCTCTGCTTTATGCTTTTTTATTTCTTGAATAGATTCAAGTAATGCCATAAAGAATTTTTTAACTGACTTCATAACATATCATCTTCAGTTAGAAATTGCTTAGATGATTTTTTAGTTTTAGGTTCAGCTTCAACTGTATCCTTAACTTCAATCTTCTTAGGCTTTTTATGGTCTGGAATGATTCGCTCCAAAGCAATCTTCAACATACCATTAATCAGAGAGGCATCTTGAATTTCGATTTGATCATCAAGTGCAAATGTGCGAGTGAATGCACGATTAGCAATTCCTCTGAACAAGAAGTTGTCGCTATCATCTTTTGTGTTGCCAGCAACAATTAATTTGTTGTCTTCAAAAGTGATATCGATTTCTTGTTTACCAAAACCAGCAACAGCAATTTCAATGACGTATGTATTGTCACCAGTCTTGCGAATGTTGTAAGGTGGATAGTTTGGAATGTTTTTAGTTACATCATCATGTATCTTTGCTAGACGATTGAATTGATCATCGAAACCAACAAAGAATTTATCAAAGTCTTTAAAACCTTGTGCGCCAAAGATGGCAGGAATTTGTGTGTGTCCCATTTTGTATCTCCTCTTACTTAGTTGTTGAAAATGCTTTCTTAGCATCAAAAGTGTATGCAGACATGGCAACAGTTGTAAAAAACTTATTGACTTCGACTGCTACTGCTTTTGCGTAAGATGTTTGTGCATCGACAAAAGTGTTGAGGGGTTTTGCAAGTTCTACATTCTTGACGAATGTTTTGATGAATTGCGTTTTTGCGCCTTGAAATGAATCAATGGCTGTGTTTATGTTTTGTAACATAGTTTTCTCCTATTAAGCGAGTTAAAAATAAAATTTGACACCCAAAGGCATGTCAAAATAAAATCCTGCTTACTGGTTACAGGGGCACCATATCGTTGTGCCAGCTTTAAGACGCTCCTAAGGCAGAAGAGCTTTTAAACGTCCCATCCCTGAGATACGTTTATTTATAATATTAAACCTGTCCGATCATGCGTCTAGACACAAAATATGTAGTATTTCCTTCTGTGTTTGTGTTTTTGCGGATTTTATATCCACACAAACGCAAATCGCTAATACGTGCGCGAAGGTTTTTGATTCCGAACATTGCGTTAGCTTGTTTTTCGGAAATGCCGCGACCTGTACCGCGCAAGTATCCAACAAGAAGTTCGGTTTGTGTTTTATTTGATTTTACAAATGCCATTTTATATACCTCATCAATTAATGATAAAAATGCTAAAAATTATTTTTTAGCTGTGGAATCAGCTTTCGCTTTCTTTTCAGCTTTGTCTTTAGGAGAAATCACTTTTGGGCGTTTCTTGTCTGAAGGCTCGGCTTTCTTGTCGGCAGGGGCTGATGTGGTTGTAGCAGTTTTATTCGTAGAATTTGTTTCTACGGGTTTGTCGGCTGCTACAGCAACTACGGAAAACATAGCAACAAGTGCTGATGTTAAATTTTTGAATAAGCTCATATTAACTTCCTCTCAATCGTGTGTAGATGTTATTATAACATAATATATAACGTGTGTCAAGCCTCTAAAGTTGACCTAATCATCCACATGTGCTTATTAAATGCGTCTTGGCGCTCGGATTGGGTCCCGTCACATTCCAATGATAGAATTGAGCCTTTAAAGATACGGCATAATGATTTGCCAAAACTACTTTAAGTGCTTGAGATAATTCTGCCGTCATTGATCTTCCTTCCTTTTGTTTCCTATATTATATTTAGCGGTAAGCATCCAATCGGTTTTTTCTTTATGCGAAATGATTTTAATTTGCGATATGGGTGCAATTGGATCTAAAGGTTTAGTCGATACAATTTCGATTAGTCCCCATTCGGCTAATAATTTACCAATAGTATTACGCCTTGCTAAATCGTTTTCTTCAAAGTCAGTTGGTTTGCCATCTAATGCAAATAACTCTTTAAAATGTACAATATAGTACTTTCCTTTTTTATGTAAAATATGGCAAGACTGGTATAGTGTTTTATCCTTGCGGGATGCAACTCCAATACGGGTTAGTGTTTCTTTTACTTTAAGAAAATCATCATCCTGCTTGAGTCTTATTTCCAATAAATCTTCAATGTTCACCGCCATTTTTTTTCTCCTTAGACTTCAATCCACCTTTTTCTAGTTTTTGTCGCATGATTTTAAGTTGGTCTGAGGTTATGAGATTTTGTACTTGTTTGGCTTTAGCGTAACTATAACCAAAATATTCTGAAATCACATTAATATCCTCTACCACTTCATGTTTAAACCATTTGCTGAACCGTTTTCGTGGTCGTATGGTATTTAGTAAATAGAGAAACTGTGGTTTATTGTCTAAGAGATGGCGGCCATTCATCTCATTTGCATATAAGATTGTATCTGGAAAGTAAGATAGTCCTTTATTAACGATGTATGCATTGTACGATTTTTCGGCAAGTTCATCATTGTCAGTACCAACCATCATGTTTTCTTTTGATTGATTGATAGCATTTAGGTAATCAAATGGTGTCATTTGAATTCACAGTCAACCATCACTTCTGTTAAGAAAGCGACAAAGTTGATCTCTTGGTCAACAACAAATGCAGACTTGTATTGATAATCAGCAAGCAATAGAACCATACGTGGAACAGAATCAGGCTTCAAGCATTCATTGCTGTTGTCAAAGATTCGTTTGAATAGTACTGATGGCTCGTTGTCTAGATTCTCTGCAACCCACTTACGCATACCTGTGAAGTCTTTTGCTTTCAATCGTTCAACTAATGACTTGAAATTGTCACTTGAGATATTTGCAAGAATTCCAGTATCAATCTTACCTGTGGCAGAGTAACGTTGCAGTTCATTGAGAACACGCCTCCAGTCAGGAAAGTGTTTCATAATAAGTTCAGCAACAACCTTCTCTTCAAACTCTACATTTTCTTTTTGTAGAATGCCAGTCATACGTTTCATAAAACGACCAGCAAGTTTTGGCTTGTCTGATGCGTTTATTTTAAATTGTATAACGGAGCATCGGCTATGAAGAGGGGCGATGATACGATTGAGAAAATTGCAAGTAAGGATAAAACCACAGTTAGCAGAAAACTCTTCCATGAAGTTCCTAAGTGCGGGTTGAGTAGATTGAGGATTAAGGTAATCAGCCTCATCAAGTATGACATATTTTCTTCCACCAGAAAAGGAAACGGTCGATGCAAAGTTTTTAATTTCATTGCGTAGGGTATCAATATTACCATTCATCGAACCGTTAATAACAATATAAGTACATCCAAGTTCTTCAAGCATAGCCTTGGCGATAGTAGTTTTACCAACACCAGGACCGCCCGTAAGAATTAGATTGGGGACGTTCTTTTGTTCAACGAATTGTTGGAACGTAGCCTTTAAGTCTGCCGGAAGAATTGTATCTTCGACAGTTTTTGGTCGATACTTTTCGACCCACAAGAAATCTTGTAACATGTGTTCACCTTATCATAACATAAAAATATATTCTAACATAAACAATGTTAGAATGCAAGCGAGTGTTACTTAGCCACACTCTCATATAAAGTTTCAACATCTGCTTGCTCTTGTTGAATCTCGGTGAAGTTTTGTTTGTGATAAATCTTTGCAAGTTTGCGAGTGTACTTTTTAGGTAACTCAAATTTATCTTCCACGCTAGTAAGAATGTCTTTGATCAAATCACGTTCCGCTTCAATGCGAGTAAGTGAGTTTGAAATTTCGACAAGTGCATCCAGAATCTTTTTACGATCTTCTAAAGAAGATGGAACAATTACATTACTCATAATATTAACCCTCGTAGTTAGAGCCAGCTTCTGTAGCGACCCAATATTCAATTGTATCACTTATATGTTTAAAGTGTGAAATACCTTTTGATGAAATTTGAACATCATATGTTCCGGGAATCATCTTTAAGTTTTCTGTATTAAAGATCATCTTGAATGTAGATGAAGTCTCGCCAACTTTGATTGAGAAATTATCAGAATCGGCATTCTTAACATCAAGTGCAGAGACAGAAATTTGAGTGCCGTCTCCAACAGCCGCAATGTTAGGAAGTCCTAAGATTCCTGCCAATTTCAATACTTGATTTAAGTCGTCCTTCGTCAAGCGAAAATTTACTTCGGCACCATCGATCTTTAACTCTTTTGCTGGAGGCGCAAGAATCATACTTTCATCTGCAAGTCCATATACAGTTTTGGACGTGCCTGATTTAACTGTCAGACAATTCGCGGCATCGTTGATAATAATCTCTGGATCTGTCAAAGAACTATACAGAGATAAAAATCGATTCAAGTCATAGATGACAAAATCTTTTTCGAATTTCTCTGTCACCGTAGCTTTGCCTAGTACGTTCTGCCCTTTAGAGATAGTCCGAATGACGGAGCCTTCTTTAAATTGCATACCAGCATTGATGTTCGCAAAGTTTTTGAGAACGTTAATTGTAGATTCACTAAGTTTCATTTTTTAATTTCCTTTAACATGATAAAAGTTCGGCATATGTGATCATTATACACTATGCTATATGGATTGTCAACTCGCTTTGCTATTTTCCTTAGCCTCGTTTAATGTATGCACATGCAACATTATCATGGCATAATGTAAAATTTTGAGAAGGTCTTTACGATTGCGGCCATCCTTCTTGCCATATCTTTGCGCATATTTTAGCACATTACCAATACAGAATCCTTCACCGTGGCCACCATCGATGATGAATTCTGTTGCTTGGTATTTGTTTTGTGAATAGTGCTGACCATATGTAGATTCAACATAAGACTTCAGTTCTTCCAAAGTCTTATCTTCACTGTAACGATATTCAATCATTTACGCTCCAGTTTTTCTTTTAGGAACATTGTCGCCCGCTGTTGGCGATGCATTGATAGCGGCCAATGCGGCTAACGAACCACCAAAGATATAAGTGCCAGCATGTTTCAAACGTAGCCACGGAAGCAACCATACCTTGCCGCCAGCTTTACGCATCCACTGACAGAACATATAATCTTCTGAAAGATATCGTTTTGATTCCGGATCAATCACACAATCAAAGTACGCCATGATTTCTCTACTACCATCAAAGTTTTCCGTACGCGCATGGTCTGGTTTATAACTTTGCATTGGGAATGCTTTATCGAATTTCTGCAATGCAGTTTTCTTAATAAGCATGAATCCAGTACCACTTTCTTTCACTTCAACTGGCTGGTCAAGTCGGAATGTTTGTGTGTCTTCTGCTGGATTAAAAACGTAGTCGCCAACAAACTCTTCCAATTGATTTGGATTCTTGTCTGCAAAACCTTTGTCTACTGCTGATTTGATTTTTTCCCAAGAGATTGCTTTCTTTGGATATGGACCACAAATAACATCCATGTCATCTCTAGTGATTGCATGGTGCATCATAACAAAAATGTCTTGTGCTTCAAAATGAATATCACTATCAATGAATAACATGTAGTCCATTTCACTTCGGACAAATTCATCTGTCAAGTAATTTCTAGCACGTTGCACTAGTGATTCGTTGAAGATAAAGAATAGTCTCGCTTCAATTCCATATTTGGTACAGAGTACCATTAAGTCGGAAACTGCTTTGGTGTAAGACCCATGGCATTGTCCACCATACATTGGGGTTGCAATAAACAGTTTTTTGGTTCTTAGTTGTTCAATATCAATTTCAAATTGCATATTTTCTCCATGTTGTTAAATTACGATCACATATTTATATATAAAAAAAGAGGCTACTTTTACGTAGCCTCAAAGGCATTACTGCCAAGGAGATCAGGACAGTTGTTCAGATGGTTCAGATTTCACTTCAGCGGTAGGATCAATACCCGCATCAATTTTGCTGTACAGGTCAAGGAATGCAGTTTTAGTTTCGCTATCGAAACGGTTGATACAATACTTGATTGCTTCCATCTTATCATTGAAGATGGTGTATGCTTCGGCAATGTGTGACAGACGGCGAGTGGAAATCA